CATCCGGCGATGGGTCGCGAAGGCCGCGGCGATAACCCGCCTTTTTACCTCAAGGCTGAAGCTCTTGTCGTACCAGCTGATATTGAAGTCCTGCGCCAGCACGTCCAGCATCATGTCGTTCAGCTGATCGATCCGGGTGTAGATCCCGCTGTCCTCCGATGCGATGAATGCTTCTCCGATGGCTTCCGCTGCGCTCTGCCCCAGGGCGTTGAATATGAAATCCTTATCCAGCACTTCGGGATATACGCTCATCATGCTGGTTTTGGTCAGCTCGCTCATACCAATTCACTCCCGTGTGTCAGAATATACAATACACACGCAAACGCACCGTTGTATTCTGTACAGCTGATAAATCCGTGGCTCTCAAAACCTTAAAATATGCTTTAAAGCCATCATCATCGCTATAACCTTTATATGGCAAAACAATATAATGTTCTGACGCTGGAGAGAACCAATTTGTACCATAAGCATAGAGGATAATGGAGCCGCTATAGTTATTGTTGCCAGTTATGCGTGGATCATCACACTCAGCAATTCCGTCACTGTCCGTGTAAACAGTCAAGGACACATCTCTGAAACCGCACTCATGCCAGTGGGAACTGTTCCATTGTTCAAAAAACGGAATATCAGTGATACACTTGTAGGCTTTTCCCTCATGACTGACTAATGCTCCTGCATAGTATGACATGTTTGAGGAATACGGAGAGATAGCCAATAGCCCGAAAAACCTTCCGATTCCAATGCCATCCTTTGAGCTTTTATCACTGTTTACATGCACATCTCTTCGCAGGTATTCATTCCCGTTAAAATCAACTGCGCGGGCATTCGATCTCGAATTGTTGCTTTGTCCGTTTCCGACGATCTCGACAAATGTCCCGTTTTGATTTTCGTCTGCGCCATTCGTATCCTCAACGTTGTATGCCCCGACAACATGCACACTCTTACGGCTCGCTTTTGTGCCACACCCATGAGCCTGTGAAGCATAACCGCTCGCTTCCGCATCAACGCCTTCTGCAACAGCATAATCACCAGATGCAACAACATCATTGCCGAAAGCAAGGCTCCCCGTTCCGATCGATGAGCCTGCCTTTCTTCCGCGGCTGAGCGTAGTGCTCAGCACGGTATCTTCTTTATTGGCCTTCAGATCCAGCTCATCTTCAAAATCCTCCTGCGTCACATACAGCCCCTGCGTAATGCTCACGGCCAGGTTGTCCGTGTTGCTGATCCCAAGCGTAGCCACCAGGTCGAAGAAAAACTCGGGGCTGTCCGTTGCAGTCGGCACGTCAATGCCCGTATCGCTGTCCTGGTGCAGGCTCAGGAGCTTCGCCGTCCCGTTGTCGATCTTGGCCATGATGCCGATCTCATGGGCCGTGTAGGCCGTTCCGCTGGTCGCGGATACACGGATCTTCAGCTTCACGCCCCCGGTAACCACCTCGCTGCTTGCCACGGCTGCCGTGTCTTCCTGCGTGTTCAGGGCTGTCGCGCCCCGCATATCCTCCTCGTCCCACGTTCCGGAGCCGACCACAGCGCCGGTAATCGTCATCGTATGCAGGCCACCGGCCAGCTGCGCGATCATATCAACGCCTTCATCCGTCAGTACGCCGATCCATGCCATACCTTCCCCTCCTTTACAGCATCCTGCACCGGACTCTCAGGCCATACCCGGCGCTTGCCGCACCGGCCTTGATGCCCATGGAATCCTCATACGCGGCGAAGGCGATCTCATCCAGATAGCTCCGCTCGTTTTTGTACAGCAGAATCGTCTTTTTGATCACATCCAGGCCGATGATCTCGCCCTCCGTCACGCTGATATCCAGCGTCACCTTGAAATGATACGGATCACCTCCGTAATCGAACCATTCCAGCACATGCGTCTCCGGCCAGATGGCGCACAGGGCCTTCAGCATCGCGCCCTTGGTACCCAGCCGCCGGTATACGGAAAAGGCGGCAGCCATCACCTGCCGCTTGGTTTCCAGATCATAGTCGAAATTGTACCAGCTGATCGCGAAGTCCCGCGCCAGGATATCCAGCAGGCTCTCGCTCAGCTGCTCGATGCGGGTATAGATCCCGCAGCTGTCCGATGCGTCCGACACCAGCCCCAGCGCTTTCGCTGCCGTCTGACCCAGACCGTTGTACAGCTTATCCCGGTCCAGCACATACGGGTAGGTCCGCATCATGCTCTCTTTTGTGAGGTTACTCATCCTCGTAGCCCCCGTTCGTGAGGCTCACGGTGCCCACCACAGCGATTCCGGGCGCGTTGTCATCCGATCCGTCGTTCAGATGCGTGAACACCGGATACGTGACGTTGACGCGCTTGGCCCCGGCGGCAATCACCAGCTGGATCAATTTCGACGGGTTGATGTCCCGCCCCAGTTTTCCGGACTGCCACGCGATGTACTCATCCACCGCCGCTTCCACGGCCTCCTGGATCTCTGCCGCGCTCATGTCGCTGCTGGTGCTCATGTAGTAGGTCATGGTGATATTGTAGGTCGTTTCGTCCGGGTCCTCCACGCTCACCAGATCCGTCAGCGGCCGCACGTCATCCGCGCTGCATGCCTGGGCAATCAGGGTTTTCATCTCCTGTCCGGCGGGCGTCCCGTCCGCCATCAGGGCATAGATGCATACTTCACCGGGCTCGGGGCTGTTGACCACCACGTCCGCCACATCCGAGCTGACGCTTTTCGCGAAATACTTATAAGCGCCCCGGCTCCCCGCGCAGCTCCATGCGCTCTCCGACGCCATCAGCAGCTCATAGAACGTATCGTCATCGGGTACGTCGCTGCCGCCGGCGCTGGTGTCCGTATTCGTGCAGGAGCGGTAATACGGGAACAGGTCCACGATCTCCGTCAGCTGCCCGGCGGTGAAGCCGTTCCCGGCGGTTCCGTCCGTCTGGCATCTGGCCTGCACATCGACATACGTGCTGCCGATTGGGATCACCGCTTCGGATACAGTCTCGAAATAGGTCACGCCGCCAACGTCCGTGACCCGCGTCCCCTGGGGGATGATCACCGCGCTGCTCTGTGCCGCGCTGATGGTGAACCGCATGCTCACGTATGCGGGCTTGGCCGCCGGCCTGCTCTTCTCAAAGAACAGCTCTGCCAGCGCGTCCAGGTTCTCCCCCACGGCCCGGCTCGGCACGTTCTGGTTGGCCGCGTAGTTGATGTACTGATAGATCTGCACGATGCCGCTGGCCATCCAGCTCAGGAACATCTTCTCCGGGCTAGCGGGCTTCACCGTGACGCCCACGATATTCTGATACGCCGTGGTCAGCTGGGTAATCAGCTGATCCGTGCTGACCGTAACAAACTGATACTCGGTATTCCGATCACTCATTATCCAGTACCTCCAATCGTACAGCCATTGAAGCCGGATCCTCCGGATCCACATCGAATGCAAACTTCTTCACCTTCAGCTGCGGCATGAAATTCTCGATGGCTTCCGAGATGGCCGCGACCATCAGCGTCTGCGCGATGTTCTGCGGCGAATGCATGAAACTCTTGTCCAGCCCGAACTCCCGGTAGCACGGAACCTCCGCGATCGTGGTGTTCAGCAGGCAGTACAGCTCCTGCACCGTCTGCTCCTCCGGTGTTGAGCAGACGATCTGCAGATCCCGCTGTTTGCTGAAATCAAACACATAGTCCATATCATCACCTCGTGACGTATTCCTTCAGGCTGACGGTCACATCGCAGGACACCAGGGCGCCGTCCCGGTAGATATGGTTGAACTTCCGGCTCAGCTGCTCCACGACCCAGTGGGACCCGATGACCGTGGTGCCCAAAACCAGCAGCACCACCTCGCCCTTGTCCTTCATCGTTTCCAGGGTCTTCAGCGTGTCGCTCGGATCTGTGCCCAGGTGCGCGGACAGGGACAGGGTGAAGCTCACCTCGTCCGGATCGAACCCGGTCAGCTCCAGCAGGCCCTTCTTCATATGCCGCTCATGGGTGGCATAGGACGCCTTGCTGTCCCAGTTCATCTCCGTAAACGTTCTGGCCACGCGATCAGATACCTCAAACACGATGCTCCCCAGGCTGCCAATCTTCATGATCCAATCGCCCCCAGTATATATCCGTCGGTTTCCTCTCCGTATTGGAGCAGGCACAGCACC